AGAGTAATCTTTACCTATTCCATGAGCGGGGTCGAAACCGAGAACGAAACGGGAACTTTGGTGGAACTCACCATTGAGACCTCCTTCGGCTCCTATGTCTATGTTTTCTCTGATGAGGCTGCGATTGAAGACTTGGGAATCATCATCCATGACCTTACACAGATACTCTTGAGCGAAGGAGAGGTCGTCGTTCATGCTGAGTTTTTGTTCCAAGAGAAAGGCTGTGGACCTGAACTCGGGCCAGAGTGGCGTTAAATCCTCATCGGGGATATTAGGGTCTGCTTTCTGTTCATCATAATATGGGAAGCAGGACCAAGTGCCTGATTTCCAAATCTTCTTGGCGGTTTCAGTTAGCATCTCTGTATGATACAGGTCTGTGAATGCCATAGGTGTACCTACTACGAATAGTGATGAACCGGGGTCAAGCATGGGTTGTACTGTTTTACGGAACCACTCACGGACTGAATCCATGGTCATATCACCCATTTCAGCGAGGACATCGTCGAGGGCAACTACAGCAGGGTGTTCACCACGAACTGCGGAACCTACACCGGTAGCCTGAATCCAAGCACCGTTGGTGAATGTGATTTTATGACGGTTGCATTTCTTTTCGTCTATGTATTTGCGGAGTTCAGGGTGGCGTCTCATGTCTGTTTTTATTTCTTCAAGACGATTGGATGCCTGACGGATAGATGCGGAGAATAACCAAATTTCCATAGGATTATTATGCCACTTCTCAAATAAACACATATGCAGAAGTTTAACTCGCAGGGTTGCTGACTTACTGTGAGAGCGAGGGGCAATGATACAAGTACGGTGAATTTGTGCTGTACCGCGATTACTGTACATGTTTATCCATTGCTCTATATGCTCAGCCCATTTGTATTCAGGGGATAGCCATTCGTAAAAGTGACGGATGTCGTGGCGCGAACGCTGATAATTGAAGTTCGCCATACCAGCCATACTCATTCCTCAGAGTGAGAGACCGGCGCAAAGAATGAACCGATGTAACCATCGTAGTAATCTATGATATATGCAGCAAGGCCCGCAGCAGACATAGTATAACCGGAGCGGTAATGGTATCTGTCATGACCTGCTAGGGAGGGCATTTGGAATATGAGGACCCCGTCTTTCTCAGTCATGCGTTGATGATGTAGGTGACCGTGGAACCACATGTGATGAGATGTAGCACCCCAATCTGACTTGGATTCATTTGCCATTAAAAGAGCGAGGGAGTTTCCACGCTTAAGACCATCACCATGAGTGAAGCCTAGGAGGTTATCCCCATAGGTTACATAGCGGCGGGATGCAGAAGTAATTGTCACCGAAACATCTTCACAGTTTTCATAAGCAGCAGATAGGTACATCATGAGCGCGTATGTGGACATACGGTCGTGATTGCCGGGCATAGATATTAATTCGACGGGTGCAACTTGACGGAGCAGGTCTATATGCTCACGAGCGAGTTGGCAACCGGATATTAGAATTTCTGCTGGGGATGCACACATATCTTGAGGTGTACCACGGGTTGTAGTACCTGCATCGTTATCCACATGGAACCAATCGGAACCAACGGAGACATATATTTTCTCGGGGTTGGAAGATAGTCGGTCAATAAGGGCCTGAGTCCGGTCAAATAGACGGGTACGGGCCTCTTTTAAGTTGTATGTTTCACCGACTTCATCCTCCCAACCATGCTTCCCCCAATGGAAATCGGTAGGACAAACTACTAGGGCGTAGGGATTGGAGGACTCGCCTATTTTGAGGGCGGGAACTTCGGTTGGGGCTGCGGGTAATTCCCGGAAGTGCTCGAGGATTGTAGTCTCGAAAGTCCGGTACTTTTCTGCATCTGCGCGCAGGGCCTTGTACTCGGCATCTGCTATGGATTGGGTTATGTTATGCCGGCGTGCGTTCAGGACAGTCTCGGTAGCGAGAGTATCGAGGTCAGGCGCGGCTAGGATTTGTTCGTCTGTAAGGGGGACTGATGAGTGTCGCCAATCGTGAATCCGCTTGTATTGCTCAAACCAAGAGCGAGGCATATCGTATTTGAGGGACATTTGGTCGATAGACAGGGCCTTAGTCCCGGTATAGTCAGCCAGCATGGCACGGTGCTTGGCACCCGGAACTGTGAGGGACCCGGTTGGCAGGAAAGTGGTATAGGTGTCGGTGTCGGCAGAGTAAGTGTAGGTGCCGATGTCGCCCGGCTCAGGGTCGTGGTCGGACAGAGCCTCGAATTGGAGGATAGCCATTTCCCACCCCTTGACTGACCGACTGGGGTCAAGGTCATGGAGGTATCGAGCAAATGCTAAACGCGAGGGGTGTTCGGTTGTCGAGTGAGCGGCTATGAAATCGAAGTCGATTGGTTGTCGCATTGATTAAAGGGTAAGTGCGTCACCTTATTAATGTTTTGAAAAAAAATTTACCAAAAATGTATGGGGTAGTAGGCTACATATAACGATGAATAGAATATCTATTTTTGGCGTCTATATGCAAAAGAGGCTTGACCCTATTCCATCTGATGAAATAGTCATTTAGATACCCTCAGAGGCCCGAGAACCTCCCGGATGACTCCAAGTATCAATCACCCCCCGAACCGGCTCTAAACCATGCTCAGGGGGTGCCGTTTCATCAATTACCTTTCAACTATCAACTATTGTCTGACATCGTTTCTTCAAGATATTCAATAACATCTTGAGTCAATGACTCAATCATTGGATTGTCAAACTTCTTAATCACAATGCACACCATTTGATTGTAATTTAGCCCGGAATTATTGACCTCATTCTTCAATTTATCAATGTGGTTCAACACCATATCCATTTCTCGGAGGCTAGGTAATTGTCCATCGTTCTCTTCGACTAGTGCTATTAGGTTTAGAACCAATACCGAATACAACTTGAACTCAGTCTGTGAAACCATGGTATCACAGCCCCTCTTCATTGTGGTGCTTGCGGATTGCTAGTATCAGGTTTATGTGTTCTTGGCATAGGTGGTAGTCATAGCCTACACCGTTTGCCTGTTGGAATGTCACACTAACCACATTAATACACTCACACTTAGGCATGTGCTGTAGTATATCTATCTCGTTAACTTGGCATGAGGGGAATGCCTTCTTCATCCTATCGAGTAGGTCTGCCAATGCTACCTCAACACAATTGCATGGTAACCCCATGCCTAGCCTCTCCATTATCACGCATACACCCTTGGTGCATCCGTTCTCAGTTGCTTCATCTCCGTTCTCGTCTATCATCTCTCATCATCTCTCAGGCCGTCTCCGACAGATAGCCGAGGGGGTGCCGGGATATAAACCCCCCACCTAAATCAGCCCTCATTTGACCACGCCGAGCCAATATGAATATCCACCTGATAATCTAGGGCTGATGAGTAGTATATACTAATGTCTTCCTAAATAAGGAAGGAACCCTTCGCGAGAGAGAGAGAGAAAGAGAAAAAGCCCCCACCCCGACCGAGGTCGGGATGAGGGCAGCGACCCCACTATGGGGGTATAGTGACCCTACCTACTCAATCATATTGAGTCTAGTATGGTTTCAGCCATAGTGCGCAAAACTGCCCTGAGACTATCACCCTCAAGCGATAGTCCAGCAATCTCTTCTTGCATTATCTTGATGACCTCTGTTTGGTCATCAACCACTTGTTCTCCAAGTGTTGCACTTATGGTCTCTTCTAGGTCGGCGTTAGTGACTACTGTAGCCTCTAATTCACTTATCCTAGTCTCTGCTCCAATGACGGTCGCAATGACCTCATTCACTCTATCTAGTACAGGTTCTAACAGGCTCTTGACTAAGGTAGTCAAGACCTCAACTATTGCTGTACCAATCATCTTCTCATCTTCGTTTTCCATGTTTTTTCGCCCCTCCGGGTAAGTAGTCCTAGCGGCTTCCGGGATATAAACCCCCTACCCGATTTACCCCTGATATTGGGCCGCCGGGGGGTCCGAAGACCCCGCCGGAGGCAGCGATTCGGTCATGCCGAATAATATCGTACTCAATCAATCATTGTGAGAACGCCTTGACTAATCGTCGTCCATTGTGGTCAATCTCCATAACCTCTAGTTGGTACTTGATTTGTTCAATTATGTCCTCATATGATAGTTCATTGCATAATCCCTTATGAGTCTCCTCATCAATTAACTTGAGTACATCACATATGTCTATTGTTGCATTTTCCATTTATTTTTCACCTCCCCTGCTTTGTTTTTTGTGTATCGTTGTCAGTCCACACCGGCCACCTACTGGTCGCCTGTACCGGTACATAGGGAGATGACCTTATAGAAGTATCTCAAATATGCCCACCCCCTAAAACAAGATAATCAGTATTAATATACTATTACCTTCCTAAATAAGGAAGGAACCCTTCGCGAGAGAGAGAGAGAAAGAAAAAGCCCGACCCCGGACCGAGGTCCGAAGCCGGGCGGCGACCCCACTATCGGGGGTAGGGGGATTCTCAGACTCAATCAGAGTCCGAGGTGTACTAATCCCAATCTAGTGCGGCCGGAGGGTTTGGTCTCCTTTGCCTTAGATGCTTGTCTTAACTCGAAGACTCGACTCTTAACTCGGTTAAGTGCCATTAGACTTCCAATGTCGACAAACGCCCCGTTCTCGATTTCATCATTGATGATTTCCAGCACGGTATCAGCGTTGATTGGTGTGTTGCTCATTTCTTTTCACCTCCTATATTGACCATGCTAGGGGCCGTACCTACTTATAGTTATCCAACCACCCACTAGACATTATTTTACCTCATATTAATACTATTACTTCCTAAAGGAAGCAGCGTTTCGCGAGAGAGAGAGAGAAAATAAAAAGAGCCCCGACGAGAACCGAAGTTCTCGCCGAGGCAGCGTCCCGGACTTTGCCGGGAATAATCAGCCTATTGAAGCAGCATCAAACTTGAGGGTCAGCGTCTTCAGGACGGAACAGCGTCCACCTTTCGGCCTTCTCTATTGCTTCTTCCGGTGTATGCTGATGATTACATATCAAGTCCACAATATCTCTTTGCTTGGTGTTAGTTAACCCATTAGCATCTAATTTCTGAATAATAGCGACTGCTATACTCATTATACCCTCTTCAGTATAGTCGTAGTTTTTATGTACGAATGTCTGAATCAAGAGGATAGCCCACTCTATTATCTCATCTTGCTTTTTTGTTCTGCTCA